GAGTTCTATAAAGTCGGCCCCGAAACCGAAGAAGAATTTATCAAGGCCCTCCACACCAATGAAAAGGAAGGCACCGAACCGGACGAGATCGTGCGAGGGGCCAAACTCTTCGGCCTCAATGCCGTCAAAAAAGAGGGCATGAGCCTCAAGGAACTGCTCACCTATATTGACAAGCAATGGCCCGTCATCTGCAATATTCAAGCCTGGGGCGCACCCAAATACTACAAAACCGACGAAAGCGGCCACTACGTCGTCGCCATCGGCTACGACGACAAGCATATTTACTTTGAAGACCCCTCCATCGAGGGCGACCGGGGCAAACTGACCTACGAGGACTTCGAGGATCGCTGGCACGACAAGGAAACCAGTGGCGAGAAGACCCGCCACCTGGGAATCGTGTGCTGGCACAGCAGCCCCGACACGGACCCCCACTACTACGTCCGGGCCACTAAAATTCAGTAAACTTCAGGTGCGGGGCGTAAGCCCTGGCCTTGTCAATGAGCGCCTGCCGTTTGCTCGCAGCCAGTTCACCAGGCGTCCAGGTTTGTGCTGCCGTGTATTTCGCCTCGCTGTACTTGAAGGTCATCTCCACCGTCACGTCGCCGGCATACTCCAGGTTGGTCTGGATGTTCTGACAGTACACGTCCTTTAATTCCCAATTCTCAATCTCCGTCCCGCAACCGTCCCATAAGCGCAACCTGCCGGTCATACCCTGGGCACAGGCCAATTCGCCCACGCCGTTAAGAATTTGATATTCCGAACTGGTGGGGTCGGCGGCACTCCGTCCATCAATATACACGTTGACGTGCAAATCCTGCCACCGTGCCTGCCCCGCCACCCAATATTTGTCCGATAGAAAACCAACCTCCGTCTCCTCGATATTCAACTTTGGGCGGCTGGCGATTTTGGCGAAAAAGGGGCCGATCAAGGTGGAGTCCTTGTACTTTAACTCCAACGTCCACCGCAGTTTATGACTAAATGATACGTTCGATCCCAGCTTGCCGATGCCCATGTTGGACCTGGGCGGCATATTGACGGTATGCCACGGCTTATAAGGATTGTTGGTAGGCGGGAGATAACTATTCTTGGGCGTGGCCCAAGGATTCGGGCCGGGTCCACGGTTGACGGTCCAAGGGTCATGGGTTTTACCCCACTCGTTATATGACATCATGCCAGGCTCCTTCTTATAATTATAGGGGATGACGGGTGCCGTGATTTGTTCTGAAACGCACTTCCCGACAATATATAGCAGTATGGACGAGCCTGGAGGTACATGGCGAAGGGATTTATACGCATCGCTGATGCAGCGATCAAGGTATGGGTGCCGGAGGTCATCCAGCACACGACGTATTCGTGCGGCGCAGCCGCCTTGCACGCCGTTTGTTGTTATTGGGGAGTGGGATTGCGCTGCGATTTGGACTACATTCCTTACCTGGAATCGGACGAAAAGGCCGGCACCATCCCGGAGAACATCATCTATTTCGCCCGCAGCGTCGGACTGCGGGCCAGGGCGGCACACGACATGGAGATCGAAGACCTGAAGCTATGGCTCGACGCCGGCAGGCCGGTCATCTGTCCCATCCAGGCGTGGGGCAAGCAAAGGAAGTATCGGGACAAAAACCACAGCGGTCATTATGTCACGGCCATCGGCTATGACGAAAAACGTGTGTATTTTGAGGACTCCTCTTTGCCGGGGAAGCGGGGCTATTTAACATATAAGCAGTTCAGGGAGCGGTGGCACGACGAGGATTACTTCGGCAACACTTACACCCGCTACGGAATAGCGATCTGGAAGTCCGGCAAGCCGGGGTACATATACCGAGCCGCCAAGGTAGGATGACATGGATTTAGAAAAGATCGTTGAATTATCGAAGCGCCTGGATACGGTCGGAGGCATTGACCTGTCCAAATTGGAGCCAGGAACCAAGTTGGAAGTACAGACGACCAATACCCTCTATAAACTGGAGAAGCTGGATCACGGCAATCGCTACATGCTCCAGGGAGGGAAATACTGGCCCCAGGCGACGGAGGTGCGCATACCCGGTTCGACGTTTGGCGGGACCACCATCAGAATGAACTGGATTGGCTATCAGATGTTGCTGGAAATATATAACGTGGCCGGCGGGGCGTACCACACCAGTCGTGTCCGAAACGTCAAAATCGTCACCCCGACCTTCGAGTATTCGATGGATTGGGAAGCACGGCTTGATCCAGCAGATATTTGGGAAAACAAGGAAGAATGAGCTTCAGATACTCCTCGCTGCCCCGCTGCGAGAACACCAGCTTCCACACGCTGCGGTTCACCTGGACTTCGCATTCGTAGCCGCATAGGTCGAAGTATTTCTGAATCAAACTGGTGCCTTTTTCGCCAAACCAGGCGGTCTTGAGTACCACCTGCCTGGTCTTCTCGTCGTACAGGCCCTTGTCCAAGAACCACACGGCATGGCCCCGGTCGCGCAACGGGTCCAACCAGTCCATCGTCACCGTCTTGGTGCCGTCCTGGTAACAAAGGGCCAGGAACTTGTTCCAAACCGGATTGGCCACGCTTGCCCAATGCCAACTGTCCTTGTCCTCGACAAAGGGGTGAGGCCGGGCCACGTCCGCCAGTTCCCCCGCCTTGCAGCGGAGCCAGTTCACGTCGCCGCTCTTTTTCTGTCGCATTTGTAAATAAGCATTTTTCCCTGCTTTTGGCAGAATAATGCTCCCTGTTCCCAACAGCGTACCCAACACGGTTTGCGTCTGGTCGCCGGTTAATTGATATTCCACATCGTTCATACAGTAAATATAGTGGTTTCGCCTCCAGAACTATTTACTCTGAAACGACAATATTTTGGCCGTCAGGTGTATAGATAAAGACAGAACTAGCTCATATTTCTAAAGGAGAACAGATGGGAGCAACAAGTGTAACTGGTGTAAGTGGCTACGGGTCGGTACAGGACGGGTTTTCCAAGGGTTCACCGCACACGACATTGGGCGTGGGCCACCTGATCGGTCCTCGCGTGATGGCGGCTGGAAACTTTACGGCGACGGCAGCTACCACGACGGTCGATCACGCCCCGATTCCGGGCGGCACTGCGGCTTACATGGTGTTGCTGACTTCCAACAACGCCACAGCCCCGTACCTGACGAGCCGTATTCCCGGCCAGTTCGTAGTGACCACTCCGATTGGCTCATCGGTCAATTGGGCGATCATCACCGTGGGCACGGGCGAGACGAACATCAAGTAATATTCATGAAAACACCGGGGTGGTGACACCCCGGTGGATCGTTGTCGAAAGGTCTAAGACTCATCCTTATTAGCCTTTCTAATTAAGCAGAAGAGGGTCGGGAAGTGTGTGCTTTCCGATCCTCTTTTGTTTATATATGCACATGGCGTCAATTCTTATTAACTATTCTACCACGCCTGCATCGCCTAAAGCCTTGAACAGCTTCATGATGTGTTTGCACATGCCGGGCATCTCCTGGGGGTTGGCCGGAGGCCCGCCCTGGCTCTCGTACTTGGACCGCTTCCTACCGTACAGGGATTTGTCGAGGTAGTCATAGTAGTTGAAGCGCCAGTGGAAGTCGCCGCAGTCGCAGCGCACCAGTACGTCGTGGCCGTTATATTCCAGCCTCTCAAAACGGTAGGGCTGCCGGTCGCTGGCGATAATTTCAACTACCCTTCGGTTCGGGTTATAATTTACGTTCTTCCACAGGATCATCGGCTGGTATTCCGAGAAGCCCCTGGTGCCGTCCGGGTTTTGGGCCAAGCCCTTGATGAACAGGGTCTTGAGGCCCAGGAAGGGCGTCCACTCCAGACTCACGATACGAATGGGGTCGGTGGCATGTTGCCGCCGGGTGGTGTTGGGGAAGGCGGCAACGGCACTGTCGTACAACTCACGGGCGGTGGACTCCAACCACAGGCGGAACTCTGGCATGGAATTATGTAGGGGGTCACTATTATAATACATGAACGAGGAACCTGTTCAAAAGAAGCGTTTTGAAGTTAAAATGCGGATGCACTCCAACGGGAGCATCGAGAAGCAGATATTCATTGACGGCGAGATGCTGGACTGGTCCGTAGACTCCTCCTCTTTCCTTGAGGCCCAGAAGATGGGGCCGCAATTTGCGCTTGCGGTGCAGCGGGACATTGCCAAGCACTTCATCGAGAGCGTCAGCGAAGTCCTGGGCCGCAAGGTCACGATGGATGAAATCAAAGAGGCCATAAGAACCGGCTGGATTTAACCATGATACGCAACGAGGATGTTCATGACGTGTTGCGCAAGCACACGATAGGGGATGGTCTTCCTATCATCGTGGACCCGCTGCGCAGTTGTGGCTCCTACGTCGTGGACGCCCGCACCGGGAAAAAATATCTCGATTGCATGTCCATGTTCGCCAGCCAACCCCTCGGCTGGAACCACCCTTCCTTCAACGACCACCTGGATCGCTTCCGCCCGCTTCTCTCGGTGAAGATCGCCCTGTCGGATGTATACGTCCGGGAATACGCCGAGTTTGTGGAAGCGTTTAAGGAGATAACACCCGACTTCCGCTACTACTTCTTTATCGACACGGGCACCCTGGGCGTGGAGAACGCCCTCAAGTGCGCCTTCGATTACCGGATGAAAAAAATGGGCTGGGACCGGGATGCACACGCCAACGTATTGGATGTGATCCACCTGGAACATGCGTTCCACGGTCGGAGCGGCTACACGCTGTCCCTCACCAACACCAAGCCCATTAAAACTTGGGGCTATCCCAAGTTCAGGTGGACCAGGCTGCCCAATCCCGTCACGTCAAACGACGGGGAGGAGGCGAGCCTGGCCGTCGCCCAAAGCGCCCTGGAGCGTGGCAATGTAGCTGCCGTTATTGTGGAGCCAATTCAAGGTGAAGGGGGTGACATCCATTTCCGGCCCCAATACCTCCAGGGCCTCCGCTCTCTCGCACGCCAGTATGACGCCCTGTTCATCGTTGATGAAGTACAGACGGGCGTAGGATTGACCGGCAAGATGTGGGCCTACGAACACTTCGGCCTCGAACCGGACCTCCTGTGTTTCGGCAAGAAAACCCAGGTGTGCGGCTGCTGCGCCACCCACAAAATAGACGAAGTACACAAGCACGTCTTCAACGAGAGCGGGCGCATCAATAGCACCTGGGGCGGCAACATCCTCGACATGATCCGCTTCACCATCCTGAGCAAAATCATCGTGAAGGAGAAATGGGTGGAGAACGCCGCCAAGGTCGGTGCCTACCTGTTGGAGAAACTGCATAACGTCAAAGCCCCGATCCGCAATGTGCGAGGCCGGGGCCTGATGATTGCCTTCGACCCGATCAATGACCGGGACGAGGCGCACGCTCGATTGGGCGAAAAGATGTTGTTACTCAAGTGTGGCGATCATGGTATCCGCCTACGCCCGCCACTCACCTTCAGCATGGAAGACGCCGATGCGGTCGCCGGCATCATAGAATCTTCCCTGTGAGGCGGTAATACTCGGAAATACGATCCATCTCCTTCATCAACTGCTGGTGCTGAAGGAAATCCTGCCACTCGACCTTCCACTGGCCCCTCTCGTAATCCCGCCATTTGCCTTGCGGCCCGTGCTTCTTCTTGGATCGCCGCCACAGGGCGTAGTCCTTGATGGCCCGATACCAGTCCGAGTTCTGATCGCCCTGCAACTGGTTTTGGGTCCGGTGCTGACTTAGGTAATAGGCCCGGTCGCTGATGATCTTCTCCTTCTCTTCGGGAGAGATCGGCGGCGCACCTTCAGCCTCGGCCTGTTGGTCAATCTTGTCCGTGAAGTTCCTAACGGACGCAGCATCCGTAATATCCACCTGACTCCTGATGTTCTGCAAGTCGGGATGTTCCTGGTCTTCATCCGGTTCCCCTTCTGGACCGGGATGTAGGGCAGCACTTTTCTGCGGTTGTTCGCCACCACCCTGGTCGGGCATTCCACCAGTGGTCGGCCCGGCTTCACCACCCTGTTCCGGTGGCGTAAACCCAAGACCTTTGGGCGCTCCGGGCGGTTGTGGCTCTTGTGCTGGTCCTTCCGGTCCACCTGCTGGCGGCTCCCCAGGCGTCGGACCTGGAGGCTGTACGCCAGGCGGACCAGTTAAACCCTTTGGTGGACCTGGAGGTTGCGGCTGTTCACCGGGCGGGCCAGCCAAACCCTTCGGACCCGGCTGATCGGGGCCTTGCGGACCCGGCGGCTGGTCGCCTTCCGGTGGCTTTCCCCCAGGACCAGGCAATCCGCCTTGCGGACCCGGTGGTGTTTTTTGATCGGGTTCATCCACTGGCTGTGCCCACGGTATATCCTCGTCATCCGGCCCCGGCGGCTTTGATCCCGGCGGTTTTGATCCCGGCGGCTGCTGTTGGTTGGGTTGGTCTTTGGCGTCCTCATGGCCCATCGCATCAGCGCCATACTTCATATATCCCTGGTACAGCCGCTCGACATTGCCGGCCTGCTGCTGAAGGGGCTGGAGCATCTGCAAGGCTTTATTCAAAGCGCCCAACCACTCATCCACACCTTTAACCTTCTTGCCTTGGAGCGGCTGCACACTTTTCTGCACCTTCTGCAAGAGGCCGAAGGAGTCCTTCAAACGGTCCTGTACGGGTGGAGTGTAGTTGGTTTTCTTTTTCCACCAGTCCGATATGCCCCGGCCCGCCCACTGGAATATATTCTCCACTAAAAGGCGTCCGTACAAATCTGGATACCGCTCCTCGAAGAAATCCTCCAAGAATCCTTGCGGGTCTTTCGTGTGGGCCAGGCGCGTAGCAACCTCACGCAGCCGCAGGAAGGTGTCGAAATTCGTAACCTCCCCGAAGCCAAATATATCGCGTACTCGTTCGGCATGGGCGTGCCCGCCAGCCGGTTTCTGCTGGCCTTGGTCGCTTCCCGGCGGCGGCTGAGGTCCAGGTGGTGGCTCAGTTCCCGGCGGCGGCTGAGGTCCAGGTGGTGGCTCAGTTCCCGGAGGCGGTTGAGGTCCAGGTGGTGGCTGACTTCCCGGAGGCGGTTTGGGTCCGCCCGGTGGTGGCTGACTTCCCGGAGGCGGTTTGGGTCCGCCCGGTGGTGGCTGACTTCCCGGTGGTGGCTGACTTCCCGGAGGCGGTTTGGGTCCGCCCGGTGGTGGCTGACTTCCCGGAGGCGGTTTGGGTCCGCCGGGGGGTGGTTGTGGACCGGGGCCGGGACGACGCTGTGGACCTGCCGGGGTGGCTTGCGGGAAAGAGCCTGGGTCGGCCCAGCGCCGTTGCACTCGGTCGATATAATCGTTCTGGCCTTTAATTCCGCCAAGCTGTTTGATGGCAGCATCCAAGCCGTCCAAGAACTTCTTGACCACGGGGTTTCTTTGCAATTCTTCTGGGGTGGCCCGGTCCTTGCCAATCCATGCGCCCTGCTGTTTTTGTGTGCCGTGACGGAGTTGGTTTACGATGTCGTTGAGAAAGCCGTAGGCCCGCTCAAAGTCGGCGTCCACGCCGGCCTTGTATTTACCGGGCATTGCTTCCGGGTCACGGTAGCCGACCTTTTCGGCCCCCCAATCCTTGAGCCGGCCCCACATATTCTTGAACCAATCGCCCACCGCTTCGGTCAGGAGTTCAGGGTTCTGCTCGAAGACCAATTGTACCGCATCTACAGGATTGATGTTGCGCTCAGCCATCAGCCGGGCGCAACGGGCCAGGCGGTCGTGATACCCCTGGCCCTGAACGAAATCCTGAAAACTTTCCATTTATTCTCCGACTTTGGGAAGATTATCTATTTGGTATTCTTCCATCCTCAATATCTCGAACGGAAGCTCCGGCAACACCAGCCTCGTGGTATATACGAATGCCAGGGTGTTATTTTCCTTCCCGTCCCAGGTTTTGAGCCTGTCCACCGGAATGATAAAAGAAATCTGGGTGATGGGCACCGGGAAGCCCCGGAACACCAATACCCGGATCGCCTGGGAGAAGCCCACCAGACGGTTTTTGTGATAGACCGGACCACCAGAATCCCCAGGAACCATGTGCATGGAGGTTCGGTAGCCTTTGCAACTACAGCCCTCGATCTTCCCGCCCAGGGAAGTAATCTTCCCATAATCCAGGCGAGGTTCAGGACCAAGACCGCAGCCGACATGAAAAACGTCGGAGCCTATATACAAGCTGTCCCGGAAGCCATAGTCGGCTACCGGCAACGGATGTGTCGTGGTAAAAAGTAAAATGGCCAGGTCTATGTCGTCATTCTTGACGTAGACCCGGCACCAATGGTCCTCGAATTGTACAAAGGTGGACCAGTCCTCGTAGTTCGGGATACGAACTTTGTATCTCGAAAATGGGTGAATAACATGGGCGCAAGTGATGACGACGTTTCGGTATTCCTTGTCGCCTATTTTCTCGCTACGAACAATAACTCCGGTGCCTCCACTGCCCTCATTTTCCACACGCACGGTCGGATACAAACACTTCTGATGCAACTCCTTGTCCGGCTCATCGGCCTTGGTTGAAATCCCCAAAACCATAGTGAACAATAAAGATGTGGTGAATAAGCACGCTAGTAAGAACGGTTTCATAATTCTATTTAGGAATGATGAAGACGATTTGGAATAAATAAAACTGCCAAGGATTCGGGTAAATACAAGGAGGCCCCCATGTCCATGCTCGAAGACGCCAAGAAGCAGCTTGATGCCGCAGCGAAATATGCGGAAATTGACCCCGAAAGTTGGGAGCGGCTGCAATATCCGCAGAAGACGCTTTACTGCTCCATCCCGATGCGGCACGACGACGGCACCCTGAAGTTATACAAGGCGTACCGTTGCCAGTACGACACGACCCGTGGGCCGGCGAAGGGAGGGGTTCGCTACCACCCGGCGGTGGATCGGGACCACTGCGAGGCGCTGGCCTTTTGGATGACTTTCAAGTGTGCCGCCCTGAATATTCCGTTCGGCGGCTCCAAGGGCGGCATCAATGTGGACCCCAAGCGTCTCTCGCACCGGGAGTTGGAGCGGTTGAGCAAGGCATATATTGCCGCCGTGGCGGATTTTATCGGACCCAATATTGACATCCCGGCCCCGGACATGGGCACGGACGAGCGGGTGATGGGCTGGATGTACAGCGAATATCGCAAGATCAAGGGCGGGCATCCCCTGGACGTGGTAACGGGGAAGCC